CTGTCCAATCTTTACTAAATTTACCTCTAGCGTCTTGTATATCGGCTGTTTCCATAGCGAATACATCTACTTCTAGTTCTTTCATTTGTAACTCAAAAGTTTGTTCAGATTTTTTAAGTTCTAGCATTTGTTCAGGGGTAGCTTCTGATAAACCTTTCTCTATTGATTTCGAATTATTAGGTACACCTAATACATCAGCAATCATTTTAGTAGCCATGCCTGCCATTGGACCACCAAGAGCAGTACCTAATGTAGGAGCTACAGCACCAACTATATTTTTTAATAAATTTAACTTCATAATATTTCCGTTTCCCATGTATATACTTGCAATGGTTTAGATTTACCCTTAACTTCTATTGGTTCTAATAATTTTAACTTAAATTTAGAATTTTTGGCAGTTTCTTCACCTATTAATACTCCTACTCCTGCAACCTTTGTACTTGATTCTAGTCTTGCCGCAACATTGCATGGATCACCTATAAGTGAAAATGCAAATCTATCAGTAGCTCCAAAGTTACCAGCAATACATATACCGCTATTAACCCCTATACCTATAGCTATCTCAGGTATGCCTTCTGATTTAAATTTAATATTTAACTGGTCTATATTCTTTTCTATTTCTTTAACTGCTTGTAAAGCTAAGTTGTGGTGATCTTTTTGAGGAATAATTGTATTCCAATGAAACATGCCAGCATCACCAATAAATTTATCAGTACATCCAAAATATTTATTAACTGCTTTAACTTGAACATCTAATACATTGTTCATAATGTATGTAACCATTTCAGGTTCTACTGATTCAGACAAGCTAGTAAATCCTCTAAGGTCTGTAAATATAATACTACAGTCAACTCTATTACCATTTACTTTACAAAGTTCTGGATTGTCCTGTAGTTTCTTAACCATTCTAGGATCAAGATATTTACCAAACTGTTTTTTAATTTGTTGTCTAAGTTTGTATTGTTCTCTAAACCTTAAATAGAAAGCTATTGAACCTGTTACAAATTGTGATATTAAAGCCCATGTTACATCTATTAAGATACCTTTCTGAATAAAGTAATATCCACCTAAAGCCGTAGAAAGCATTAAAAAAACAGCTATGCTTATACCAAGGGTCATACCAAACCAATGCAATACAAGCCATGTCAGCGTTACAAAAACAGTAAAAATAACTAATTCTGCAGCTAAACTCCAATCTGGTATTGTTGGAGAGTCTTGTATTAATAAAGATTCTGCAAGTGCTGCTTGTATTTTATGAGGTTCTAACAAACCAACTGGAGTTGCAATTTGTGGCATAACTCCGTTAGCAGTAACTCCTATAAATACAAACTTATTAGCTACATCCATTTCTTCTAAATTAGTTTGTGGTGTGTTAACCCAACTAATCCACTTACGACCTAAACTATCTGTCTTGATAGGTGGTATTCCTCTAATTGATATTTCTTGTATACCATTATCATTTGTAGTGATAATGTAAGTTTTAACATCAAAGAGTGCTTTATATATTTGTGTGCCAAAAGAAGGAATCCAATTGTTACTTGGTGTTCTTACTAATAATGGAATACGTCTAACAAGTTGGTCAACTTCGGTGGGAGCAATGGCTAATCCCTGTAATGTATTATCTGCTAGAGTGTTCAGGTTTTCCTTGACTCCCTCAGATACTATACCACCAATATCTTTACCTTTAACAACTGTACCTGTAGATTTAGGATAGTTACCCTTACCATCTTCAAACATTGCTATGACAGATGGTATGTATTGCAATGTTTTTGCAAAGACTTCATCACCTCCCATTCTATCTGCTTGGGGAAATGACATAACCCAACCTACACCTATAGCTCCTTCATTTATTAAATCAACTTGTATCTGAGCTAATGTTCTTCTAGGAAAAGGATATCCTCCTTCATTTTCTACATCTTGTTCTGTAATGTTTAAAATTACAAAATTATTTGATGGTTCATATTTTTTAACAAAAGTATCAAATGTTTTTAACTTTAATATTTCTGTTGCTGTTGACTGATATAACAAAGGCAACACTAGTATTATAAGTATTATGAATATTAGTTTTTTCATTAATCGCTTTGAGTAATAGTAATAGTGCTATTACTTCCTCCATTAACTTTAATTATATTAGATACTCCGTCTTGTATCAAAATTACTGTGTAAGCATTACTTCCATTTAAATCTAATCTAACGCTTTCATTTACTTGCCTTCGTAAACTTATAACATTACCTGTTATTAAAGCTGTTATCTGTGTGTCTGGGTCTTTACCTAATAAGGTACCTGTTATCTGTGTACTTGTAGCTTGAGCTAAAGCATCTTCATCTTTAGATATAGCCAAGGCATCTAATACATTAAGTAAATCTTCAAGAAAATTAACATCAAGATAGTTTATATCTAATTCTGTAAACTCTAAATCATCTGTAGCTAAGTAATCTTCGGCAAGATAATCTATATCTAGATCATTGAAATCTAATATATTTTTTTCTTTAGTAACAATTTGTTGTTCTATTACAGCCTCTTCTTGAGGTGGAGTAACAATCAACATGTTATCAATCATATCCAAAGTAAGGTCTAGTATTGCTGGGCTACTAGGCTTAGATTCAAATACAGATATTGTAGTAGCTTGATAGGGTTTGTTTAATGTAACTGTACCCATACCAGTAGTTACCAAAATTTCTCCACTAGATAAGCCTAAAGCATCAGGAAGAAGTATTATTAAACTACGACCTAATTCATCTACTGTAACTGTAAAGTCTGTACCTCTTATCGCTATATTAGCCGTAGGAGTCTTTAAAGAAATATTTTGTTTGTCTATACGATTTAAATTGCCTGTAATAAATCTAGCTGTTCCAAGTCCAAAGGTAAGAGCCATTTTAGATTTGCTAGGATCAGGATCAAATATATACTCGTCAATTATCAATTGGGAGTGTTCTGTCAAGCTTACTTTACTATCGTCTAAAAAGGTTATAGACATTCTTCCGTTAGAAGTAATAGCTTCATCATTGTTTTGTATAGAAAAATCTAATGTAGCATCTACTGGTTTATCTCTTACTATTTGTGCTGAACCATTTAATTCAGAAACATCGCCAATACTAACAGCCGAGTGAGGTTCCTTGATCGTTTTGGATAACACAAACTGTGGAAGAAGCATTGCCACCAACACTAATAATTTTAAGCCAGTCATTGTCCTGAGTTGAGAGCTGTTTGATTGTAAAATTTCTTTGTCCTCCTGTGTGGTCTAAGTAAAAATATCCTCCTGCTGAAGCACTAACACCTGTACCTGTATAAGTAACTGTATTATCACTACCATCTATATCCATGTAATTTGTAGCTCCGTCAATATTTATATTTGCAACAACAGTGTTATTAGAGCCTTGAATAATCCAATCTAAGTCCAAAGTAGCAGCTAAAGCTGATGTGCCTTGGTTTAATGTAAAGGTATTTCCAGCACCTGTAACAGCAACATTTTGATTGGAGCTATCAGCTCCGTAAGTGTTAGTTGGGTCTACTTGGATTGTGAATGTATTAGTAGAGCCTGTGAAGTTATAAATACCAGTAAAACTATCTGCCCATATATCACCAAGGAATTTATTAGTTGCACCAATCATATTAATGTCAAGTGTCATACCTGTTCCATCTAGATCAAAAGCTGTAAGACTTCCTGCTGAAGAGCTAAGTCCACCTATTATGTTTGATATACCAAGTTGTTCTAAATCTATATTTGCACCAGTACCTGACTGATCTACATATATTTCGTTATCAGCCGATTGAAGTGATACAGTCATCATCAATACAATCAGACTCTTTAATTTTAATTTGTTCATGTTTCCAAAAACTCCTGTCGTATCCGACATTTATTAATTCTAATACAGCACTTTCAATAGCTTTCATGAGTGCTAGTGTTGTTGATTCATTACGAGAATTACCTAACTCAATTTCTACAAGCTGTGTTCCCATTTCTATAAATCTAAATATATCTTCTGATTTACCATAACTAAATATAGTTTTTTCAGTCATTACTTCTATCAGTATTTCACCTGTGGCTACTGACACCATGCGTAAGGTTACTGCTACGCTATCTTCTCTATATTGAATACTAGAACCAATACCTAAGTATCTAGCTCCTATACCCCCTGTAGCAAGATTGCTTTCATAAGAAATTACAGCACCTTCGATTAAAACACCAGCAAACAAAAGAGGTGATAATTTTTTCTTTTTTTCTTCATCACTAGCAAATGCTTCTCTTGCTGATCTAATTAATTGTCTTTCTTTTACTAAATTATCTAAACCTACTCTTTCTACTACTCTAAAGAATTGACCATTTCCTGCATGTTTTAAAGCTCTTATTAATAATGAACTAGGTTGTTGAGTTATGGCTGTACTAAACAAAGCAAACTCTGAGTTACTTTTTCTTTGTCCTGTTTGATCTGTAAATGATAAAGGATAAATTGCTACTACAGGTCTAACAGTAGGTCTTATAACATTAAATAATTCTTTTGATTGTAATTCAGATACTTTAACAATATCTTCTTTTAATCTTTGTTCATATGTGTCATCAAACTGATCGACTATTGAACAACTAAAAAGTAAAAGTACCGATAGGTATCGTAATTGAGGTAACTGTTCCATCTGCTTCCGTAATAGTTAAGGTTAATGTAATACCATCACTTGAATAAACTATGGTATTTCCTTCTAAAGTTATTGTTCCCGATTCAGAAGGAATTTCTCCAAAAAGGTTGTTTACTAGCTGTCTTGATAGCTCTGCATACACTCTGGATTCTAGGTTTCTTAAAAATCTGGCAAGTGTACTGTTTTCTTTTTCTCTTTCTATCTCGTCTTGTAAGGCTTTAATCTCTTCTTTTATAGTTAGCTTTCTTGAAAACTCTTGATTTTCTATAGTGAGATAGTGTGAACTAGTTCCTACTCCATTAAAGCTAGGAGATTTAAACTTGTGTGTAATTTGATCTGCTTGTACATTTAGAGCTAATATAAAAGAAAACATAATGCCAAAAGCAAAAACTAGAAAAGCAAATATTTTTACTTTTACCATTTCTTCCTTATCTTTATCAGTCTTTTCTTTGGTCATCTCTATCCGCCTTTGCTATTCTGTCAGTATTCATAAGTTGTGGTACTCCTAATATAGTTTTTAAAAGAGTGTCTTGTCTAATAATTTCATTATCTACAGACCTTACTCTGTCTATTAAAGCTATTAAAATACCATGTTGTGAGTCTAATTTTTGACCTAGCCTTTCTTCTATCTGAGCTATTTGTGCACTTACTTTTTCATCAAGAACATCTACTTTAGTTTCCATTCCATCTATAATTTTATTTATTAATTTCCAAATAAACAAACCTAGTCCTATAGCTGCTGCTATTGGAAAGCCAACTTCATTAATTAAAGTGACTACAGCATCCATTATGTTATAGGTTCAAACTTTCCTAGTTCTATTAATTTTTTTCTATTAACTAAATGTTCTTCTTCTATGTCATCTTTACTTTGACCAAAATATGCAACAGCTAAATAGTTATCTATCATTAATTGATTTATATTTTTTCCATCAACAATAACATTTCCTAAAACTCTGCCAAATTTACCTTTAGAATCTTTTAGTTTAGTTTCAATAATAACTTTATTTCCTTTATCTACAGCATCTTGTAAAAAAGAACCAGCTAATTTACCTCTAACTTTTTCATCTTTGTTTCTAGTTCTACTTTCAGGTGTATCAATACCATAAAGACGTACCCTGCAACGATAAAGAATATCAAACCCAAGGTCCAACACAACATCAATAGTATCACCATCAACGACTCTATCAACCTTACAACTATATTCATACATTATCTGTAACCTCTTGTTTTTCTAGCAATTTTCTTAGGTTGCTTAGAATGTTGTTTACCTTTTTTAGTATCGGCTCTTTTTTTTCTAGTAGTAGAAGCATACTCAGAACTAGACATAGCTTTAATAGCTTTTTTGGGCAGGTATCTTTCTCCTGTTTTAGAAGATTTTTTTCCTGATTTAGTGGTCCACTCTTGATCTGTCCAATTTTTTAAAGACCTTTGTGACTTTTTTAAAGGCATTATTTTTTAGCTTTAACTTTAGCTTTAATTGATAAATCTTTAAAATGAAATAACTTTACACTTGTTTTAGTGTGTGACTTGTTTGTATGTAAAGTACCATTTGCCATCTTGTGAGAACTACCTTTGTGTTCAGTACCATCTCTTTTATAATGTTTAACGCCTTTCATCTATAACCGCCTCCTGCTTTTTTGTATGCCTTAGCTACCATCTGTGCTTTACGAGCTGACCATTGACCAGCATTACCACCTTTGCTTCCAGCTTTGATTCTATTAAATATACTTTTACGCATACCTGGTTTTGTATAGTTTCCTGCAGAATTTACAGTAGACTTCTTTTGTCTGCTCATCCTAAAAATTTAGTTACTACAACACTGGCAACAATAAAAGGATAAACAGCCCAAAGCATCATTTCGAGTTTATCAAAACGCTTTGAGCCATCTTCTAATCTTTTATCAATACTTTTGTATAATGCCTTACATTCTCTTTCGTGAGATTCTATTGCACTTAAAGCATCTTTAACAGTAGCCATTATTCACCTATATTATCTGTAGTAATTCTAGTTGGCTTAATTGCTTTTTTCTTTGACTTTTTTTTAGAAAGAACATTAGCCATTGGTCCACTTGTTGAAGTAACTTTTGTTTTAGTTACTTTCTCTACTTCTTTAGATGGAGGTGTTATAAAATTAATAAATTTTTTCCAAAATGACATATTACTTCTCTTTAGCCTTACCAATATTTATAGCTAACATATCTATAAATTTATATATTTTACCAATCCAAATATCGTCTTTTGGTGTTGATGTTGTTGCTGCTATTAAGCTTGAAACAGTTACTATTAATGTAACCCAAGTTACCATATTTACTAATATATCCATTATTTACCCCCTTCGGATGTTTTGGATTCTTCTTTTTTTAAAACTTCATTTGCTACTTTTTTAGTAGACTCTACTAACAAACTATTAAATACTGACAAACTAGCTTTTACTTGATCTAATTGAAAATTAAGAGTTGCTTGTTTTTTCATTAAATCATTTATTTGTGTTTGACAATATTCTTGTTCAGCATTTAATTCTATTCTTTCTTTTGAATTTTCCATATTAATTAGTTAGCTGCGATGTAATTTGTTCCAGTAGTAACTGCTGCAACGTGTGTAGTCTTTTTACTACCTGCTGCTCCTGCTACGTTTGGAGTATCGTCACTAGCGTCTACTGGTGCGTATAAAAGTATTGCAGATAAATGGTCTACATTTCTTTGTACCACTTCATTAATTTCTGCTTGTGTCATACCATCAACTGCTTTTTCTGCTGAAGCGTCTGTATTAATACTATTAATAAGCGTTACGCTATCTGTTCCACTTGTTAAACATTCTGTTACTGTTTGTGCCATTCTATTCTCCTTTTAGAGTTTTTAGCTCTTGTTGTAATTCGCCTACTTGAGTAGACAGTTCTTGGACTGCTTTAACCATGACTGACATAAGTGCTGCTGGTGCAACTCTTTGTCTACCATCAGATTCATTTTCTTGCCACATCTCAAAGCCTTCTTTTAAACCATGACTATCTATAGTAGCTTTAACTTCTTGAGCTATAAAACCATGATTGTGTTTACCGTTCATAGTTCTTTTTTCAGAACCTTCTTTATAAGTATCAAAATGAGATGGTATATCTTTTTCTTTTTTCCAAAGGAAAGTAACAGGTCTTAAATCGTTTATAAAATCTAACCCTACTTCTTCGTCTTGTACATCTTCTTTTAATCTAATATCTGAAGGAGCTGTAATTGAAGTAGCACCAAATTGTATATTTGAATCTGTGCCTTGATTACCAAAAGTAAAGTTATTATCTCCAACACAAGTTGCAACTACTCCCATAGCTATTTGATTTGCTCCACTAGCAGCAGAAGGTCTAGCTGTATTTCCTATTAATATATTAGTGTCACCAGTAGTTAAAGTATCTCCACAATCAATCCCTATACAAATATTATTAGCTCCTGTAGTTATATTTTCTGCTGAATCCTGTCCTACAGCAACATTTCCAGAACCTGTTGTAAGGTCTTTCAGAGAATTAAAACCAACTGCTACGTTATTTGCACCTGTAGTTGCTAATCTCATTGCATCACTACCAACTGCTGTATTTCCAACTTTTACTCCATTAGTTAACATGGTTTCATCACCAATAGATACGTTAAAAGAAGAATTACCTGTACAACCTTGACCTGCTGCATATCCTACAGCTGTATTTTGTCCACCTGTAGTAAGTGCTGTTAAGGCATTTTCCCCAAGTGCTGTGTTGTTACTACCTGTGGTATTAGCATCTAATGTTCTATAACCCATGGCTACGTTTGCTGAACCTGTTGTATTAGCATCCATACATTCAGTACCGACTGCCGTATTATTACTTCCACCTGCGTTAGTATCTAAGGCGTTGAATCCAATAGCTACGTTATCTGAAGCTGTGTTGAGTTTCCCTGCATCTTTACCAACGGCTGTATTTCTTGTACCTGAAACTGTTGATGATAAAGAATCATCACCAACAGCTGTATTATTTGCACCTGTTGTACAGTCACCTAAAGAATTACTACCAACTGCTGTATTTTGGTCAGCTGTTGTATTTGAGCTTAGTGCATGTCTACCGACTGCTGTATTTTGGTCACCTGTAGTATTAGCATCTAAAGCTAAAGCTCCGACTGCAACATTTAAAGTACCTGTAGTGTTATCTAATAAAGCATTATGTCCAACAGCTGTATTAGAAGCAGCTGTTGTATTAGCATTAAGAGCATTTTGACCAATAGCAGTATTAGTAGCACCTGTAGTGTTGAGACGTAAAGAACCAAATCCTACAGCAGTATTTCCTTCGGCTGTAGTATTAGTAGTTAAAGCTTCAAAACCAACAGCAGTGTTGGCATCGGCAGTAGTGTTAGCGTCTAATGCTAAAGCACCAACTGCTACGTTTCTATCGCCTGTAGTCATACTTAACCCTGCAAAATAACCCACGGCTGTGTTGTTACTTGCAGTTGTTTGTCTAGCTAAAGCACCTGAACCTACGGCAGTATTGTCATCACCATCGGTTAGTAGAGCTAAAGCTGTGGTTCCTATTGCTACATTATCTTCACCTGCTGTATTGACATGAAATGCCTCAAATCCTACAGCCGTATTATTTCTACCTGTGGTATTAGTTTCTGCTGCACCACTACCAACTGCTGTATTTTGGTCTCCAGAAGTATTTGCTTCTAATGCTTTAAAACCGACAGCTACATGACCTACGGCTGTCGTATTTGCTGCTAAAGAATTTCTACCAAGTGCGGTATTCCCTGCTGCTGTAGTGTTTGCTGCTAAAGAACCGTGTCCAACAGCTACATTATTGGCTGCTGTGGTTATAGCAGTACCTGCAAGATAACCTACCAAAGTATTTGAAGCACCTGTCGTAATTGTGTCTCCAGCAAAAGAACCAATACCAATATTAAAATTAGCTGTTGTTACATCGTTAAGTGCATCGTGTCCTATAGCAATATTATCAGTTCCTGTAGTCTCAGTTTCTAAAG